TGACAGAAGGTAAAAGAAACGCCATCTGACGTAGGTGCCGTCGGACTCCGCTACCGCCGTCAACGAGCTTGTCTCATCGCTACAGGACAGGGTTGAAGGGGAGGCGTCTTTCACCTCGCAGAAGCCGACGACGATAAGGTTCCCCGCCGTCACACCGTCCAATGTGACAGCCGTTGCCCAGAGGCCGCCGTTTGCATTACTTTGGACAAAGGAAATCATTCCTTATTCCTCCAACCCGTTACGAATTGCTGCCGCAAGAGAAGCTAAAGTCATCTGTGCAAATCCACCCTCTGCTGCGATGGAATCCACCATAGCCGAAGGGAGTACATACTGTCTCCGCCTGTAAATACCCTCACACCGTCGCTTTACTTCCTGCCGGAACCGCGTCAGGATGTCGGAGCGTTCAATCTCGAACGTGAAGGCGGGATACGCCATCACAATATTTTCACCACCCCGTTCCTGAATCCTGCGGGTGATCGACTGCGTGATCTTTTCCTGATGAAGGCATCCGAGCGCACTGCATTCCACAGGCTGAACGTGAATGCAACGGAGTTCTGTGTTGCACTGATTGCCGTGCAGCCCCATCGGGTCAGGAACGATTCGACCTTGTCCTGCGTGATGGCGTTGAGACCGGATACGCTCACGTTGGTTTCAAACACCCGCACATCATATTCCCCCTTCGCAGGACGGGCCGCCACGATCTCGTAGTCGAAGCTGTCTTTCCATGAACCGGCGTAATGAGCAAGCTCTGCAGTCGTGGCATCGGTCACTTCGACCACAATCCACTTGGTCTTGTCGGCGTAAGCGGATTGCGCCCAGTTGGGGTTGCCCTCGTACCAGCCGTCCGGCTTGATGCTCACCGGGTAGCCCTTCTTATAGCAACCCCTGCGGTCCTTTTCGGGATCGTCGTGTGCGTTGTCCTTGAGCCGGAAGAGTATCTTTGCCATTTTTCAAACCCTCGTGATGTTTGTGTCCTGTGCGGCGATCCACGTTGCGCCGTCCTCATCCCCGTCGTCGTTGCGGAAGCGGAAGCCTTCCTGCGTCAGGGTTATGGATGCCACATACTCATCCGCCCCGATGTCCCACTGCGCGCCGGATCCGCCTCGGTCTTGCCCGTCGATGTCGGTCTGGAATGCATAGTAAGAATCGTTATAGAGATTAGTGCCGTTATTCCTTGCTTCTGTGTCGGACGATGACAGATGATAATTACCGCTTCCGACAAATGTCACAGTCTTTGAGCGGTAGGCGGCATTGGGGGATGTAGTGTCGGACGATATATTAGACCCCGATGCATCAGGATCACCAACATAGTTTCCCTCACTTGAGGTGCCCTGTGCGATATTATTGTATAACCTGACATTTGCGCCACTATATGAGTAGTTTACAACACAACTTGACGAGCAGTTTACAATCGTGTTGTTGTAGATGCATATATTAACAGCTACTTCGGAGTAAGATATATAGATGCCATACTCCCAGCCATAGACGATGTTATTGATAACATAAGAGTTGAGTCTGTCAATGTAATTAATCCCGTAATGGCTTGATGATCCACCTCCACCTGACAGTCGGAGTATGTTTTGCGATATGAGCAAGTACGAGGAGGTCGATTGGGCGGACGAATCTGCTACGATCCCATTCGCTTGATCCGCCGCAGTATTGTCAATCTGTAATCCTATGATCCTTACATATTGTTCTGCAATGCGTAGTGTCCCTTGGCCCCATGATGCAGATGATACAATTCTATATTTGTTGCCCGTCTGCCATGTTCCGTTGTGCCGATAGGATTCAGATGGATCGGTCCATATCTTGATGTATTGTGTAGATGATGTCGTCCAGCCGTCAATTGTTACGTTAGTCGTATCCGCAGTACCGCCCGTGCAGCGGCATTTTGCGACTGCGATTTCGTCCCGTGCACCGGTCAGGTCACCCTGTTCGCCCGCTTCCCAAGCCGACAGGCTGGTATAGTTGGTGCCTGACCCGTTGTCCGGGTCTACAATTTTGATGACTTCAGTTGCCATTTAGAGGCTTGCCGTCTCGTCTGTGTTGGTTTTGAGATTACGCAGGTAGCTCCTGACCTGCGTCCATGTATAATCGTACTTGTCTGCGTAATCACCGACTTTGATGATCAACTCGCCGTTGTCCCGCAGTTTCCGCAAGGCCGCAGTAGGCATGTCATCGAGGCGGAATTTCCACAGGCGACGGCGGAAGACCTGGTAACGGCCATCTGCATCTGCCGTGTCCTCGCGTTCCGGCTCGATATATTTCTTCACCTTTTCTACGGGCACTCCGGGAAGCTTGAGAACGACGAATTTCGGCGGTCGCTCATCAAGCCCCCATGTGTGCGTATCCGGCATGACGACTACGGGCATCCCGCGCTTGTAGCACCCGCGCCGATCTTTGATCGCGTCGGAATGGGTTGCGTCGATTGCCTTGACTAATATCTGCGCCATGTCACCTCTTCAAAAAATAAATGCACTCTACGGAGCTAACCTGATCCCACTCGGGCCAACCGGCGCGGCAGGCCGAGTAAACGAAAAATTTACGGGGGTGCTCTCCAACCTCCCCCATTCCGCCGTGTCCTTGTACGCCCTAACGGTCAGGGTATGCTCACCGGCCGCCACGCCCGCAACGTCGAACCTCAGCGCACTAGCGACTGCCGCAGATTCCACCACAGCGCCACCGTCCACAGAAACAAGGAAGCCGTCAGGAACATTAGTAGTGTAAGGGTCAGACACCACGTAGGGCGCGGCCATCGCCGTACCCGTGAAGAGAAAAAACGCGATGAGAAAAAACAGCTTTTTCATGTAACCCTCCTTTACGTTGCATCTCGGAATTCGATATCCCAAGCGGGCACCGTCACCGTATTGGCCGTCGAGGTAAGAGCCTGCGCCGTCGAGCAGGTCGTGTAATAGTGGATGCCCGTGGTGCCGACCGCCGTCGCAAAAAGAACGACATGGCTCGGGATGCCCGTCGTTCTGACGGCCAGCGTTGCCATCTGCGACACCGTCACTTTCTTGCCGCTCACGTCGCCGTCGGCAATGGTGAACTCTGCCGTGCTCATCGTCGCCCCGGCGAGACAGGTAGCAGCCGTGCAGGCCGCGAGGTTTGCGGGTGTAGTAGTCATAAGCACCATTCGCTTCACGTTCGTCTTGATGTACGAACACGCCTGCAATAAAATGTCGGTGGAGCAGAATTTCGGCATAGTCGTTACCTCCGGTTTATTTGCCCTCCGGGGTTAATGCGCATACTCAGCAAGACCGGAATACCGGCGTTTTTCTTCCTTGGGTTTCCGTCCCGGCTTGCGCCTCTCCGGGGTCTCCATTGCTTGCGTCTCTACTGGAGCCTCGACGAAAGGGACGCAATGCCCGAACGCCATCAGACGACCCCCTTCGACGGCCCCAACCTCGATCACGTCTCCAATCGGATGCCTCTTCCCCGTCTCCTGGTTCACGCAAGGCGTGACACATCGAAGTTTCATCCTCAGCCCCCCGTGACGTTCTTCCAGATTTTGTCAATCTCGTTTACCGCGCTCATGGCCCCGATGTACTGCTGCACCTGCTTTTCGTGGTGCGCCATCTGCGCCTGCGCCTGATTCGCCCGCTTCTGCATGGATTTCTTCATGCTCTCGATCTTCGCCCTGAACGGCAGTTCCTTTGCCTCTTCGTATCCGTACATGAAGCGCGTCTTGAGAAGGTCGCAGGTATCGGGAAGCCAAATCTTGATGCCCATGCCGACGGCCAATCCGAGGAAGTATTCGCAGCTCGGGCGCTGCCAGAAATACTCGGAGTCCACCGCCATATCTACGCCGTAAATACGAATCTCCTTGAAATCCTCAAGGATTGCGTAGGCGATCTGCCACGAAATCGTATTCGTGAAGTACGTCCCGAACCGTTCGATGAGAGCCTGGAACGGGAAGGCAACGGCATTCGGCATGAAGGGATTCGGTTGCTGACAATAGACGGGGAACGGGAGCTTGCCGAGCTGTTGCAGGTAATCGGCTACGGGTTGCCCCCGGAATTCATCTTTCCCCCTGCGGAGCCATTTGCCGCCCTCGCATGTGATCTGATGGATCTCGAACCATCTCGACCACGGCCCCGGCATGGTCAGGAAAAGATTGTTGACACCCCAAAATTCAAATTCGTCCTTGAGGTGAAAGGGGGTTTCGGACTTGGAGTCCGAACAGCCGACGATACAGAGTTTTTCCTTTTTCTTCGCCTCCTGAATCTCGCTCATGTATGCCCTCCAGCATAAAGGTTAAAGGGGCAGGCCCCGTGAGGAACCTGCCCCCGTGTTACTAGCTAGACAGTTTGCCCTTGAACGCAGGCGGCATATAGCGCCCGCCCGTGCGGATCACCGTGATTGCGGCCCGGCAGGACGTAGCCGCCGTGCTCACCTTCACGCCGAGGTAACGCTTGTTCGCCGTCGACGTAAGCTGATCGGCCCGGATGTCGAAGGCGCCGACCGCCTGATTGACCATAGCAACCAGAAAGGCCGTCGAGCCCGTGCTGGCAAACCCGAGGGGTCCGCTTGCTTCGTCCCGCACCTCAAGCTTCAAGGTGTTTGTCGCCGGGGTGCTGCAAACGATGGCGTTGCCGAAACCCTTGGTCGAGTTAATGGCCGCTTTCAGCACGTCGATGCTGAGTTGTGCGCCCGTGTTGACGGTGGAGCCGACCGTGGAGCCGAAATAGAAGACGGAGGTCGTCCAGGCCGTCGAATTGTGATTCGCCGTCGAAGTCGAGAAGTAGAACGTCTTCGTGTCTGTGCCGAGGCTCAGCGTGATTGCATCGCCCGTTGCGCCCGTCGAGGCCGTGCCATAGGTCAGCGTCATGGCTCGCACGCCGTTGGAAGCAGAAACAGCCGTGTTCTCGGTTGCGCCGATCACGATACCGGCCTTGCTCCCGGCCGCCGAGCTTCCGGCAGCCGTGGCGGCGCTCGATTCCATCAGGTCGATGGTAACGCCGCCCGCCGCGTTGCCCTCGACGTTGACGACAATGTAGGCGTCCGTGTACTTCGACATATCGTAATTCTGCGACACGGCAGCCGCAGCCGAGGTGAGGCTAAGAACCTCGGAGTCGATTTTCAGTTTTTCAGAGAGTTTTCCGTAGTTCATGGTTTCGTCACCTCCTAATTCAGCACGATGAAGGGCGACACGGTGTTAGCCGCGCTGCCTTCAAGCGGGATAGGCGCGTCGAGCCAGGGCTGGCCGTCCACGTTCCAGAAGATTTTGAGGACGCTCCGGTTGGTCGTGAAGTAGACATGCTCGGACATGGCGACGAAGGGACCGGACCCGTCTTTGATGAGGTAATAGCCGAGATCTGCCAGGATGAGGTCGCCAGCCGTCCCGAGGGCAACCGACCGCTCATGGAACAGAACGGGGATGCCAAGCAGGGTCGGGGGCATACCGGGAACCGCAGACTGCATCCATACGGCGTTGCTGCCCGTCGCATTGTCAACCATCGTCGCGAGCTGCGGGATGGTCGTCTGAGAAGCAATCCAGACGGGATTGCCGCCCATTTTCAGGCGGGCGAACATGCCGACAACGTCGGCGTATGCAATCTGGTTTGCCGTGGTGCGGGCGTAGTTGATGCGGGCGGGCGAGGCGGTAATGCCGAGGGGCCTGCCGACACCGTTGCCGCTGTAGAACGCGTTTTCCTCAGCCGCCGTAATGGCAAGACGAAGCTGGCGCTCACAAACGGACGCAGAGGCCGTCCAGTTGCGAAGCAGCTTGTCGGTGAGGACGAGGTGAGCCGCGACTTCCTTGGGCTCCAACTTGATCTGCCGGATGTCAACGTCCGTCTCGGGCTTGGTTCCCCCTTCCGCGATCCACTGCACGGTCACGCCGCCGTACATGTTTTTCGCTGCACCCTGGTTGAGTGCCGCCATCGAGATGGCCGCATCCGGGGGGGAGCCAGCCGGGATGACCTGTGCGCGGGGCCGGAAAATCGCCGCCTGCGGGTCAATCGCCAGCAGGCCCGGTCTGAACTGCTCGGGCACCATGAAACCGCCCTTCGTTCCAGTCCCCATCGACTGTTCGCGCTCTTCGTAAAGATCGTAAAGCCGGGGGTCGTCCCTGCGGGACACGACGGAAAGAAGGAAGTCCCGAAGGTCAACGAATTCCTTCGGGTCGGTCTTCTGCGCTTTGGTGGACAGGCGCACGGACTTGGCGGGCTTGCTCATGGCCGCTTCCTGCTCGGCAAGCCGTTCCTCGCGCTCGATGTCCTTGTCAATTTTCGCCAGCGAGGCATCGAGGGACTTGTACTCGGTATCCTCGGCCTCCGTCAGATCGCGGGTTTCCGATTCTGCCAGGTCGAGGAGCGCCCGCATCCTCTCGACAGCCTGTGCTTTCTTTTCTTTGAGTTTCTCAATTCGATTCATCGGGATGAACCTCCTACGGTTAGAGCCAGCCTGCGTCGGAGCAAGGCCGTCTTAAAAGGTTTGTATTTCAACGATTCTGCCTTTGACTGTGACCAGCAGTCGTGGCTCCGAACCGCAACGTCGGTTTCCTGATAGGCCGGGAACGTAACCGGCGAAACATCCCAAAGCTTCACCTTCTCAAGCGTGCGAAGGTCTTTGGCCGCGTTCTCTTCGGTTTCCCAACTGTCCTTGATTGTCTGGAAGCCAAAGGACATCTGCGAAATGTCGCCCCGCTCGATGGAGGTGACGAGGTCGCGGGCCACCTGCGTATCGGGCGGGTCGATTTCGACGTAGAGCCCTTGCTCGTCCTCGCGCATGGTCAGCGTGCCCGCCTTGTTTCGCCCGAGGATGAAATTCTCGTCGTGGTTGAACAGGGCGCGGACATCGTCCGTTTCGATGGATTCCCGAAACGCGCCCGGAGCGATCCTTTCTCGGAACCAACCGAGGTCCGTCTCGACGTTGAACACGGCGGCATGGCCCCGGATCAGCTTCTTGCCGTCCTCGCGTTGCTCGACGCGAAACTCACTATGTAGCGTCCTGCGTTCCTGCTTCATCGAGGGGTAAATCCTCCTGCGTTCCTTGCGTGCTGCTCGTGTTTGGATTCTCGTAGGTATCCCCGCCTTCCCTCGGGTTCATGTTTTCGAGGGCGCGGACCTCATTCGGGCTCATCCATCGGTTCGTGATTGCCGACGCATACGCCTGATAGCGGGTTGCCGTGTCGCCCCGGAGAAGGGCGTCGAGCTTGAACTCCGCGAAGTAGCGGCCCTGCTCTTTCTTGGTCAGCAGCGTTTTGTTGATGGATTGCTCGATACGGACGAGCCACGGCCTGATGCAGTGGATGACGAAAGACATCATCATCTGCTCGGCGCTGGCATAGGTTGTCGTCGTGTCGGGATGCCCGATGAGGATGCACGGGACGCGGAAGAGGCGGGCGATTTCCTGCACCTGAAAGCTGCGGGTTTCAAGGTATTGGGAATCTGTCGCGGACATGCCGACGTTCACCCAATCCATCCCGTTTTCAAGAACGATGATCTTGAATTTGTTATCGCCGGAAAGGGCGTCCTGTACGGACGTTTTCAGGCGGGTATGGGCGTCTTCCTTGAGGGTGCCGGGATGCTTGACGATGCCCGATGTTTTTGCCCCGTTTTTGTAATATGAAATGCCGTGATCCTCGGCGCTCATGGCGAGGCCGATGGAATTCGCGGCGAGGGTGATCGGGGAGAGCCCGAGAAGGCCGTCAGAGGACAGCCCCTTGAGGTGCCAGCACTCGGACTGAGAAAGGGTGATCTGCTTGTGGCTGTCCGGGTCGCGGTACTTGTACTGCACCTCGTAGTCGGTAAAATCCTTGAACTCGGGCTCCACCTTGTCGGGATGAAGGGGGATTATTTGCAGGACACGGCCCGCGTTGTCCCGCTGAATGAACGAATAGGCGTTGCCGCGCAGGGCGGTATGCCCCACCTGCATCTCGCGGAACTCATGGGCGGTCTGGAAATTGTTTGGGGAATCGTGCAGGAAGGGATAAAGCCAATGCCCGTCGGCAACGTCCTTGCCGCCGTCCTTGCGCCGTTTGTAGACCATCAGGGGGAGCGATGCGATAGTTTCCGAAATGACGCGGACGCAGGCAAAAACCGCCGACTGACCTAAAGCCGAGTCGGCATCTACGTTGTAACCCGTCTTGTTTTGACGGCCCAGGAGCCGGATAATCCAGTGGTTAGGATCGTCCACGCCCCTGCGTTCGATAAACTTTGCAGCAAAGTCTAGCAGTTTGCCCAAATATGCAACCCCTGGCCAGAGTCGTTTGGCTAGGCGGTGCGATTAATCCTACATCGAGGGGAGAGCCGTATCACCGGCCCGCACACCGCCTGACTGACACCCATACGGGTGAGTCCTTGGGGTTGATTGTGAATAAAAAAATGCCGTGGCGCACATACACCACGGCACAAAATATACATGCTTTAATGTTTTTTACTGAATTGGCTGCTTGTAGTACCCCTTCGCCTCCATGCAGGAGTGAAAGACCCTGTTTCCCCTGATGACCCATTCATCGAGGTTTTGCATGGAGCCGGTGGCCTTGTCAGCTTCAAACCGGCATTCGCGCACGGTCTGGTCAAATTCTGATTGCGTCCCTCCGTCCTTCGCCCATTTCCACGACGGGGCGCACGATGCAAGCAAGAATGCACAGCACGCCAGAACAATAAGCCTTTTCATGTTGCCCTCCATTTTCGCTAGTCGTTCGACGTTTGGGATAAAATGATGATCTCGACCACTTCCTGCCTCGGTATCCTAAGCACCTTTTCGGATATTTTCAAGCCCCTGATCTTCCCCACGTTGTGCCATGCGTATATCGTCTGGACCGATACGTCGAAATACTCCGCAACTTCCCTCGGCGTGTAAAGCGCCTTCATCGGCAGGCCGTCAAGATTCGTGCTCATGTCAACCTCGTAAAGATCACGTTTTCGATGTCTACGTTTTCCCCGCTGCGCCACGGCTTGAATCTGGAGTGCTCTTTCATGGTGTTGAAATCATTGCGGTCTGTGTACCCGTTGACGATAAACGTCTGCCTGATCCGCTGCGCCTCATCCCCGGATTTTCCCATTTCAATGAGGCAGGACCTGAACACCCGATCCGCAATGAGGCCCTTCATGCCATCGATCACTTTCGCCTCTTGCCCGTCAATGTCGATTTTGATGTGATCGGGGTTGCCGAACAGCCGAGCGAAATCATCTAGGGCGTGGGTGTGAATCGCGTATCCCGTGTCGCCCAACTGCCCGCCGCTCGAACCAGCGTCGGCGCTCTTATAAGCAAACTGCGAAATGCCCGTTACGTCCGACACCCCGCCGAGCAAGGCCCATAGATTATCGAAACCGTTCATCCTCGCGTTTTGGATCAGGCTGATATAGTTTGACCATTGCGGCTCAAAGGCCACGATTGTGCTATGTCTACACAGGTAGGCGGCATACAGGCTATACATGCCGATGTTCGCGCCTACGTCGTAGAAGCAATCGCCGTCGCTGAATGACTTGATCCATGCAATCGTTTCCGGCTCTTTCTGCCAGAAGGACAGGAAGCGGTAACGCTCCCACGCCGTATTAACCACCATTTTGAACGGCGGCACTAGGTCGCCGTGGATGCACTCTGCAATGTTCATTTGACCTCCGGCAGCTTTGCGAGGCCCCTTTCGATAAGCGCCTCGGCAAGAATGAAATCCTCTTCGGTATTCACGTCAAACCCCTCGTAGCCCTGAGTGAAGAATGGCTTGATGTAGTCGCCGCTGATGCTCCATGTCTCCGTCACGTTGCGCGTCCATGAGATTTCTAGTGAAGCGTTTTGCTTCCACAATTCAACTCGTTCTCTGTTTAGCTGGGATGGAACGCTATGAGATGGAACCCGTTTTCCGTTAATGTAATGCGTTTCGTTCCATATCGGTGCCAGTCTGTGAGGAGCAAAATCAACGAATTTCAATGACACAAAGAAACATTTGCAAATGTCCGGCCCCTTCTCCACCGCCCTGACTGAATCACACGGCTGCTTTTCCTGAAATTCCCGCCATGCTCGCCTGATGGTATCGGCAGACCGGAACGGGGAAGTGGGGCGAAGAATTGCAAAGGCGTCGGGCATCGTGAAGTTTTTCGTGTCGGGGTCATTCACCACGCAACGGTACGTCCTGAAAAAATCGTCTATCCACTCGATGTCCGGCGAGGTGTCCGTTGCAAACTCCGGTGGCCTCGGCACGGGCGTTGCGCCCCGCAATTCAGCCATGTAGCAGATACGAGGATCGTCGGACGAAACGTAGATCCCGCTGAATATGCCGCTCTCCCGTGCCGCCGCTATCGTGTAGAAAAGCATGGGATGCCCCGCCAACGGCCTGATGTTCTTTCCGGGGCACCGCGTAGATTTTCCTTTCGCCGGGATCAGGGCGATGATGTTCATAGTATCACCTCGGGCAAATTGCTACTGAATAGCCGCCATGCTGCGGCAGGTTTGAAAGACACAAGACGTACTCTTTCCCCTCGACCGTAACGACCCTACATGGCGTTTCTACGAACGCAATCGGATCTTTATTTGGCACGCACGCCATAAGCACGCAGAAAAGAATGGCCGGAATACAGACAAAACAAATAAACACAATTATGAAGTCTCTTTTCATTTCTCTCCTCCGTACCCGCACGCGGGGCACTTGTCGGGCTGAACCGCGTTACGGTAGTCAAGCATTTTATCGCATTGCAGGCAGTGGATAGACCAGCTTCGCCAGTACCCCCACGCGCCCGCCTTCCATTTCCGATGGCTAATCTCCACCGGTTTCCACCATCCTTCCCCCCGGCAGTACGGGCAGACCATCGGCCCGTCGTACCAGTACGGGTTGTGAATCAGGCCGTCCTCGCAGTTGAAGCAGGGCCATAGGGCACGGCGGGCGGCGAGAGTGAGCATATCCCTAATTTTAGATTTTAGTGTATCCTCCATCGCACAGCCAATCCTCTCCTGCTAGATCCTCGCAGCACACGGCGTAAAGCAGGGTACGCTGTAAACTTTCCTTGGAAACCGTTCGGCCCATTGGAATTTTGCTTGTGATCTTTTCAAGGAACTCGGGCGGCAGTTTCTTTGAAACGTAGGGTCCGAAACCGGGGCAGACCGCCCGGATACCGAATCGCCCGTATTGCACCGTGATGGACCGCGCAAGTTGTTGGAGCGCCGCTTTCGAGCAGTTGTAAGAACAGGGTTTCTCAAAAGGCGGCTCGTAGTTGCGCCAATCGGCCCCGATGTAGCCCTGAATCGACCCGATGAGCACCACGACCCCGCCGCCCTTCTGAATCATGTCGGGAATGAACTTTTCCAGCAGGCGGGCATGAGCGTTGACGTTTACCTGCATGGTGCGTTCAAAGTCAGTAAAGAATCGCGCTTCCGTCTTCGTCGGCGGGGTGTCAATCGCCGCGTTGCACACGATAATGTCCGGGGTTTCCTTGACCGCCTGCATATAGGCCGAGTAAGCAAGCGGGATGTCCTGCGGGTCGGAGAAGTCCCACGCGGGCAAGCCCAGGCTGAACGCATTGGCCCCCGCATCCCGCAGGGTCCGCATCCATATCGGCCCGAGGTTGCCATCCCCGCCCGTCACAAGCGCCGTCTTGCCGGTTAAATCAAACAGGTTCATCCTTTGCCCTCCATTCCCCGCAAGCAATGATGCGGTTCAGCGTCGGGAAATCCACGATAATCTGCACGTTCTGCGTCCCGCCGTTAAAGGTCATCATGTGCGCCAGTGGAACGGGTGGATACCGCTTGCACATCGGCTTTTCGTCAATATACGCGTAATATCTGCAATCAAGGCAGGTCATAGTTTCATTTTTCCTTTCTTCAAAAAGTTTTGAATCTCGATCACCTTCGCCATCGTGATAATCACGACGGTTGCAATCATGCACAGGGCAAAGGCGATAAAGTTGAGTGTTTCCTCCATCACAAATCCCCCATCGGCCTTACGTCCTGAACCATCTCGGGGGCAAGCGTGTCCGTCGTGGAAAGGTCACAGACGGCGATCTTGCCTATGTACTTGCCGAACTCGTAAGGCGGCGGGCCTTCTGCCGGGGCCTTCAATCCGATATTGTCCAGCCCGAGCACTTCCCCCTGCCGGATAGGCCGCAGGGGATGAATCGCCCTTCCCTGCTTGAACACGAACCCGCTGCGCTCCTTGTCGCCCACGGTCTTGACCAGACAGCCACGCATAATCGGGATACGCCTAGCATCCTCGACAAGCCGACGCAGGCCCCCAGGCTCAAAGCTAAATCCGTGGTCCGTGCCGGGAAACCCCCGATTCATAGTAAAGTGCACCTCGATAATCCTGGCCCCGAGAATCGTTGCGATGATATTCGGCTCAAGGCCGGGATGGTGAGAACTGAAACCGATGATGGTTTCCTGAAACGATCTCCGCAGCGTCGAAATGAAATCAAGGTTCAGGTCTTCGTCCTTCGTCGGGTACAGCGAAGTACAGTGCAGGATGGCGAACTCGGCCCCCGCGTCCGTGAGCACATCCCACGCCCGCGTGATGTCCTTGTACTGCCCGCCGCCCGTGCTCAGGATAATGGGCTTCTTGTACTTCGCCATCTTGAGCATCAGGGGAGTGTCCTTGAGTTGGCTAGACGCAATTTTGAAAGCGTCAACGCCCACGTTGCGCAGGAAATCTACACTGTGTTCCTCGAAAGGCGTGCAAATGAAATGCACGTTTGCAGCATCGCACATCTGCCGCACGGCCCGGAACTCGTATTCCCCGAACTCTAGCTTGTCCCTGTGCTCCCCGTAGGTCGGGGCGAAAGCGTGTTCCGAGTTGTAGGGCTGCGAGTAAAGGGCCTTCGTGAAAAGGTGCCGATTGTCCCGCTTCTGCAATTTCACCGCGTCCACGCCCGCCTGTACTGCTGCCTCGACCATCTGGCGGCAAAGCTGGAAGTCGCCCATGTGGTTAGACCCCAACTCCGCGATGATGTACGGGTCGGACTCGTCGGTGATAACCTTGTTTTTGATTTTGAATTGCCTCATGTTCCCTCCCCTGCTTCCCAACCTTGTAATTTTGCCGCTTGCCAAATGGCGTTGCGCTCATTGACGGTCAGTTTGCTTATTACGTTTGGAATTCTACGGCCCCGCCGTACTGTTTTTCTCGCTTCTTGAAAATACAAAACGCGCAGGCCGTGATATGTCAGTTGCCGTGCCCTCTCCAGCGAAACGCTCATTTCGCTGCCAACAATCCTGAACGTCTTGCCTTCAATGAATCTTTTTTTTAATGCCGTAGAAAGACGCGCGGCAGTTTGTTCGCTCCTTTCTTTCCAGTTCATCCGAATACCCTCCTGATAATCTCGACCCATCCCACAATCCACGGCACGATAAACGTCACCGTGAGCATCGCAAGCAGGAGAAGGGCCGGTATGTATGCCCTCAACGTCATTCGATCACCTTTACCCCTACGTCATCCATCGGTTGCCATTTCTTCAACTTCCTATCGAGGCAAAGCAGGATGCCCACTATGCCATCGATCTTCCCGCCGCTGTTCGCCTTGTCCGGCTTCATGTTCCCCGCCGGGTCACGCTTCACCGCCACGCAATCGGCAATCCAGCGCAAAACAGGGTTCCCGCCGTGATTCAGCTTGCGCTCCAGTAAAAGCCGCTCCATTTCAAGGCACGGACCCGCCATCGACATGTGCCCCATACCGCACGGGTAGACCTTCGGGGCCTTCTCCGAGCCGCCCAAATCCTCGTTTAGCTTCATGGCGAACTCGTAGCCCTGAAACAGCCGGTCAACGGAAATCGAATCCACGTCGAACTTGAGCGCGTCCTCGACGATCTTCGCCCTGATAAAATCGTAATCAATGGCGTCCCCGTCCGTTGTCATCAAATACCCCTGCCGCTTCCACGCCTGATATTGGGCCCGATACTTGTTTTTCGTGTCGTGCAGGCGGGCCTCGGGGCACCACACGCGGGCCAGCACATGCAGTTGGTCCTTATCTGCCGGATCGGGGAAGAGGAGCGTCCAGACCGTCATGTCGGACACCGCCGACAAGTCGATCCCGCCAAAGCACGCCCTCCCCGCGAATTCCTCTTCCCCTACCGGACGGATATTGTTCTGATCCCATAGCCCCAGGTCCAGCCAGCGGGACTCCTGCTGCGTCCAGATATTCAGCCGCTTCGTCAGAAAGTTGTTTTGTGCAGACGGCACCTGCGCTGCAATACGGGCCTTGTCGCGCATGTCGGTGAGCTTCGTCATGTAACCGGGAACGGGGTTTCCCTTCTCGTCCATCCCGTAGCGTTTTCCGCTCTGTGATACCCCTACGAGCCCTGGTGCCGCCTTAATCCAGTTGTCCTCGTCCATCCAATCGTCTTCAAGCTCCTTGCCCGAATCACCCCCTTTCGTCCTGTCTTCCAGTTCCGGCCAATCTTTCTTTGTGTCCAGTGTGTAGATAATCCCGAAAAACGAATCATCCTGAACCGTGCCCTTTAGGATCTGAGTCAGGTATTCCCGCGTCTCGTAGCAGATACCCGTCTGGTTAAACCCCGCCGTCGTGATAATCAGGATCATGGGTTGTGAACGCGCCCCAATGGAGTCATCAATGAGGTCGTGAACCTCGCGCGTCGGGTGCGCGTGTAGCTCGTCCAGGCTGGCAAAGTGGGTGTCCAGCCCGTCAAGGCTCTTGGAATCGCTTGCAAGGGCCTCGCACTTGCAATGAGTGGCATCTATGCTGAGATTGTTGGTCAGGTAGGTGATCCGGTCGGAAAATCCAGACGAGCGGGTGAGGTTGCGGATGTTATCCCATACAATCTTGGCCTGATCGCGCTTTACGGCGACTGTGTAAACCTCGGCCCCGTATTCCCCGTCCGCTACGAAGAAAAAGGCCCCTAAACCGCCCGCGTAGGTCGATTTCGCCCCTTTTCTCGCCATTTCTATGTAGCTTTTGCGGAATCTGCGCGTTTTATCGACCCTGTACCAGCCCATCAGGCACCACGTAATGAATACGAAGTGCGGAGCCAGCACAAACGGCTTGCCCTTGTACTCTTTCCCCTTCCAGAGCTTGAGGTACGAGAAGAACTTGACGGCCCGTGTTGCCCGTTCCCTGTCGAATACAAGGCCCCTTTCATGGCCGTTTTTCAGGTCGTCAAGGTGCCGCTGGCAGGCGAGTTTTACCCATCGGCAGGCCGTAATGCGCCCTGCGAGCACGTCCTCGATGTACCCGTGGGCGATTTTCTCGTAGTGGTCTGCGTCCTTGCCGTTATTCCTCAAGGAATTCCTCTTCCTCGGACTTCGGGGCCTCGGGGCGATAGATCCCGCCCATCTTGTCTGCCCGGATGCCGAAGTCTGCCTTGTATCGCCGGATAGTTTCGTGGTAGGCGCGGGAGAGCTTGCTGTATAGGCTCTCCCCAATGTCCACCACCTCGCCGTGGTAATTCTTTTTCTCTTGCAGGATGGAAGCGGAGCCCTCTGAGCCGGGGTTTGCGAAACCCTTTTCGAGCGCGTCGTCTATGTAGTCCAGCCGCGCCTCAAGCCGGATCATTTTCAGGAAGTCCGGCAGGTTGATTACGGTGAGCTTGCCCATCTTGATGAGATTCGGCGCGTAGAGGTGCCAGTATTTTTTCTGTTCCTTCGGCAGACCCTTTGGGCATCGAAGGTCGGCAACCTGCACGCCCGTCTCCGGGGCCAGCTTGCGCTTGCCAGGATTGCCTCGGGCTAACTTCTCGGCGTTTGTCTTGCGTCGTGCCATGTTCACCATAAAAAAGGCGGCCCACCTTTCGGTGAAAGCCGCCCCGGTTGTCCCGATAGCGTTGTTATTTAGTTACCTTGCCTAACCGTGCCCAGCCTTGCCCCGCCCGGCCATGCCGTGCCCAGCCAGACCTTGCTCCTTGCCTTACCTCGCCATGCCCGACCTCGCCCCGCCGTACCATGCCTTGTTCCTTGCCCCGCCGCACCCTGACTCGCCAGGCCTTGCCGCGCCAGGCCTAACCCGGCCTCATGGTTTAATCGACTCCGTTTTCTTGATGTTGACAATCTTCCCGCGCTCGAAAGTAACTTCGACCTTTCCGTAGAACAGCGTTTCCACTAGCTCCTTGATGAGCGCGATTAATTTTTCCATATTACTTCCCATTCGCCTGCTTGACCGGCAGTTTAACGTCATTCTCAAGGCGATGAAGAACGACGGATTTGT